GGAACGAAAGCACTCCGGCGATGTGATTTCTCATTGAGTCATCAGTGTCCCAGAGTTTCCGCAGCATGGCCAATGAATCTGTCATGTGATCTTGGTGTCCAGTGAAGAAGAAATGAGGAAGTTGAATGAAAGGCAGATATCCAAAATCTGAAGGGAGCATTGCCCACAGAGCAAGAGTCTCGTCATCAAGAGGGATGAATTTTGACCAGAGGGGATGAACTATGAGCAGCATGAAGGCCTCGAGATAAGCCAAGCAGGGTCCAAGCAGAGGGTCACAGGTAGATTCAGCAATCGTCATCCCTGAGTTCATTGCGGTGCTGATTCCCATGGTGATTCCTGAATCAACATCTGTTTCCCCAGAATGTGATCGGAAAATGAGTTTGAGTCCATTGTCCACTGGTCTTCCTCGGTAATAGTACTGTCGATGATAGCACATCACTGATGACGAGTATGTCGACTCCTGAATCTTCAGAGCGAGACCCACTTTGGCGAACATATTTGCAATGTCTGTGCGAATTGTCTCGATTTGAAGCTTAGTGTCATCTATCTTCGCCAGTCGGATTGACAGGACTTGATTGTCCCCGGACCCTGTCAAGAAATATTTGACATCATGTTTCTGCATCGCCATGTGGATCAGTTCAATGGTGATGAGTGTCCATTGTTTTTGGAAAATCCCTTGATTTCCGCCCAGATGATTGTTCCAGGACGAGAACCCTCTTCCACTTCCTGGCGGATGATGAGCATCCCCATTGATTAGAAGAGCATCAGTGAAAATTCGCGGAAGGTTCTTGAATAGCTTCGTCCCAAAGATTTGATTGAGCTTGAGAAGAAAGGGCAATTGCATCGCCTCACGATGAGTGAAATTCCATTGCTCTAGGTCGAGCATCAAGTGAATCCAAATGTGATCAGGAGTCTCTTTCAGGGTGGAAAGGATGTCCATTTTCTTCTTCAAACCTGCTCCGCTCATGGTCATTGATTGATTCTCGATATAGCGGAAAATGATTTCTGAAACATTGTGCTCGGCAGCGGATGCCATCATTCTGCACTCGAAGGTGAGGATTGAGAAATCTCGGGGCTCAATTTTGAGTTCTCTTTCTTTTGCAACCAATCTGATCACAGCCCAATTTGTCGGAATCATCCCTAGCCGCTCAACTGTATCATAGAAGTGTTTGATGTCGATTGTAGGCCTTTCCAACATCTCGATGATGAGTTTGGTATTCTCATATGTTGTGGGTTTTCGAGCTCCCACGAGCTTTAAAGCGTCTTCAGCAAAAAGTTGATAGACATGATCAAGATGAGGACAGATTGTCTTGTCATCCATCAGTGTGAAAGTGTCTTGATAATAATTGAATTCTTGATGGGGTTTGAATTTCAACGTCGCCCAGACGGAATTTGGAATTTTCTCAGCTTCTTTCGGGGTCAAAACATTTCGAGTCTTGTAAATTCTGATCAGCTCCGGATGTGAGGACGGGAGGAGAAGTGCAGGTGGTAAGTCACGATGTTTCTCGCTGTATTTGACAATGTAATGCTTGGCAAACGAACCAGCAATCTCTTCTGCCGTGTCATGGTCATGATTCCGAACCGTGGAAGAGTATGTCCACATTTTCACAAGACCATCCTCAAGACAGACGATGGGTAGGCCATGTTGCTTCTCTTGCCCGTATTGTTCTAGGACATGGTTTGGACCATGCTCGGGATGTTTCATCAGGTAGTCTTGAAGCAAGTCGCCGATGGTTTCGATGTGCTGGGTGAACTGAGGAAACTTTTCTTGAAATTCAGCTGTGACAACCATCTTGTACCTGGTGTCATTTGTTGCAGTGTCCTCATTGTGAAGAACGGCGCCAAATACCAAAGGCTCCATCATCTTGAAGATTCCGATTGCTGCATTTCCGTGAAGAGTGTACAGATTGTCGAGAAAAGTGTAAAGAATCTCAGTGAGTTCTTTGAAAGCTCCGGATTCCTTACCAGGTGAGAAACGAGACAAGGCCAGATAAACAGCCATTGAGAACCTAGATTCGAGTTTGTCAAGCATTGCGGCCACTAAACTGAACGGAACAACAAGGCCTCCTCCTGGGAAATTGTGAAGAATCACAAGATCGTTGTGAATTTCCCATTCGGGGAGACTTGGAAGGAAGAGGTGTTCACTCTGTGCGAGGGGGTGTTCTCGAAGAAACTGAGCGATCGTCAAAAGAGACTTTTTCATTCTGAACTGGTTGATAAATTCAGGATCCTCGGACAGGGCTTTGATTCTGCTGTGGTGGGCATCTGGCTGAAAGTTTCTCATGCCACTTGGACAGGCTCTCAGTTGCAACTGTAGTGCTCGGTGTGTCACTTGAATGACTCTCTCCATCTCTCGTTCTGTCGCATAGTCGATTGCGGAAGTCCGAGCCTCAACAAAGTCCTTGATCCAGCTTCCCACGCAGACTCCTCTCACGATTCCTGTTGAAAGGTCTTCCATCTGGGAAGGAATCAACCAGGGATTGTCTTTCTTAGCCAGTTCTGGGTACTCTCGATAAAAATCGATCTTTCCAGTTGAGATTGCCACATTCAGGTGCCGAGAAAATGTGAACGTGCTGGTCACTCCCTGCTGTCTGCGCAGAAGCTTTTGTTTGGCATGCCAAGCCATTTCCCGGTTTTGGTCGGCTTTCTCGCCTGGAAGGAGAAAAATAATAATCAGCACGATATCAAACGATAGAAGGTAGTGATCAATTGATCGAGTGAACAAATGGTAGAATGAATTCTACGGTTTTTGTTCAAAGTGTCACGTGTTAACACGAAAGACCGTACGCCTTGATTTCCGTAGATCTCGCCCGACACCCCGGGGAGTTGGGTTTTGCTAT